TCAGTGGGCGCCCACAACAGCAGGCCGTCTGGCCCGCCGCCCTCACCCGGGTCAGGGTCTCCCGCCGCTGCCATGATCCCATCGTCCTCCAGTGCTGAGGCGTCGCGGGTGACGTACTCGACCTCGGCGTTGTCGGGGTCGATGGAGATGCCCTGTCGCTCCCCATGGCTCGCCGTGCCCGACTGGAGTCGGCGCACCAGCTCTGCGCCTTCGGGAATCTCGTCGTCGATCGAGCCGGTGCCCATGATGTCGGATCCGGTCCGGGTCAAGGTGTCGATGGTGCCAATCTGGGTGCCACCGGCCAACATGTCGCCGTGCTGCTCCTCGGCCAGAGACGCAAGCGGAATCGGCAGGTCGCCCCACTCCAGCGCACCTGCGACGATGAGCCTGCCGTCTCCGGTCTCCTCGCCCTCGATCGCCACACGGCCTCGCCATGGAATCAACATGATGGGACTCCTCTCGCTCGCATAAGTCTAAGCACCTGCACCGGCGGGAACGAGTCTCGCGACCACATCGCACGAGCACCCTGCGTGATCCCCGGGTATAAAATACGCGGTCTCGGGCCACCCTGCGGCGTTGGTCAGGACCGGATCGTCGAAGTTGACGAACTCGACCCCATCGAGCGCCACGTGCGGCTCGAACGATGTCTTGCGCGAGGCGGGCCCGTAGACCCACTGATAGCCCTCGACGCCGGCCCCTGCGTCGAGCATGGCGCCCATGAGCAGCTCGCCGGTTGCGATCCCTCCCAGTGGCGTGGTCCCGAGATTGGACAGGGCCACCCATGCGCTCGAGCCCGACGTGGTCAGCCCTGTCGCTCCACCCGCTCGAGCCATGGCCTGGCGGATGAGTGCCGTCGGCACCGTGGTGCCCAGGGATTCGCCTGCCACGGGGATGAGGTCCGGGCCGAACAGCGTGGCCATGGCCTCGACATCGAGAGCGTCACGCATCCATGCCCACGCCTCGGCGAGGTTCTCTGCCTGGCGCAGCTTCAACACCTCACGCTCCGCCGCGCTGAACCCCGAGGCGACCACGCTGGCGATGTCGATGGCCTGGGCCTGCGCGCCTGCCCCCCATGCCATGAACCGCTCCTCCAGGAGATCCCACGCACCGGCGAGCGGATCCGTCTCGCCGAGGATGGCCGCCACCAACGTCTCGCCGAGTTGGGCGAACCCTCGCTGAGGGGCGATGCCACGCAGTGCCCCGGCAGCCTCGGTGCCGTTGGCCTTGGACCTGAGCCGGTTGCCCGCTCGGGTCAACGCGCTCGACATGGCGGAGTCTGCAGCGCCGATGAGCCGGGCCCGGAGATCGGCATCGATGACATGCAACTCCCTGCCGTAGTCCCTCGATCGAGGACGGCGAGCGGCGGCAGTGACCGATCCGGCAGCGGAGGCCGCATCGGGCCCCTCTGGAATCACGATGGGCTCGCCGATTCCACCTTGAGCAAGCGCAGCAGCGGTGATGCGCTCGCTCAACTGGCCGCGCTTGAGCACCGATCGTGCGAGCATCTCGATCGGATCCGGCGCATCGGCCTCAGAGTAGCCGTTGACCCGGCGGTAGGCCTCGGTGCTGATGGCGAGCGAGTCAAGCGCCTTGTCCGAGCCCGCAGCGAGGTCCGGGCTCGACATGAGAGCGGATGGGTCGTACCAGACGAACATCACCGCCGCCCACTCGGGCCCGATAGCGGGGTTCGCTGCCATCTGGTGGACGAGGAATGCAGCGGTCAGCCCATGAACAGCGATCTCCGCACTCGGTTGCAGGTAGTCGTTGAACTCGTCCTCGTCGACCTGGGTCGCATTGGCAAACGTCGTCTCGGCGAGGCCCATGACCTTCTCGACCGGCATGTTGAGCCCCCGCGCGATGCGAGCGATGCGAGCGCTGATGCGCTCCTCGATGCCCGCTCCTGTGTCACGGGCGAAGTCGATGCGGCGCAGGACGTCTGGCTTGAGGTACTCGGCCGGGCCCCTGATCAGCATGGGCATCACGGATGCCGCCGATGTGGGATCGGTGATCGGGTCAGTGAGCGCCGCGGTGAGCGCATCCATGAACGGGTCCTCGTCTGCCTCCCCACCGTCCTCGCTCCACGACGCAGACACCGGCCCGAAGCTCAGCTCGTTGGGAATCGTGAATGCTCCCGCACTCTGTCGGGAGTTGGCCTCGGCGAGCACCTGCGCCGAGAGCACCTGGAGCGCCTGGCAGTCTGCCCGCAGTGCCTTGAGCGGCGAGTCGGCGAGGTCGTAGAACTCTGGATGCGGTAGCCAGATCCGATCGATCGAGTCCAGTTCCTCGTCCATCGGTGTGCCCTTGGTGTCGTTGGGGCTGCTCTTGATGCTCCACTTCGAGCCTTGGTGGGTGACCTCGGAGACCGAGTGGATTCGCCACTCCTCCGGCTGAATCGTCTGGATGATGGAGCCATCGGTGCCCTTGGCCTCGATGATGCGCTCTCCTCTGCCCACCAACCACGCCTCGCCGGCCACCTCGAGGTTCATGTCGAGTTGTCGCAGGATCTCGCCTGCTCCGCCGAAGCGAGAATGCAGACGCCCAAGCTCAGCAGTCGCTGTCGCCGCCACCGATGCAGGAACGCCCGATTCTGGGTCGAGCACGGGAATCGGCTCGCCACCAGGCTCGGGGTTGGCCACTGCGACAAACAGACGCAGTCGTCCCATCTGATTCGCCCGGTATCGGATTGACTCCTTGATCTCGGGCACGCTGTCGAAGTAGCCCCACGCCTCGTCCTGCCATGACGCCTTCGCTGCGTGTCGCGACGAGCGGGCGCTGAGATCGATTCGTCTCGATGCCGCCACGAGGGCATTGACCGTTCGAGCGGTCCGTTTCGTTGCCACGTTGACAGGCTATCGCTCGGGAGGTCGGTGAGTTGAGACCGCCCCGACGATTGCCGCTGCCTGCGCAATGGCGAGTGCACGCGAGTCGCCGAGCGATGACCACACCGAAGCTCACCCACACACCTGCGCACCATTGACAGGTCATCAGCGTGGCCTGCCACGGCGCTTGGTCATCGACGCGAGCCAGATCCGCCCAGCGATGCGCACCTTCCCATGTCGGGGTCATCTCCGGGCGAGTCCGATAGGCACGTCGGATGATCGCCTCACGCAGCGGGGCGGTAATGGTGTCGGTCGTGACGAGCCGTGTGATGCGTGCCGCTGCAAGAGCATCGGTTGCCATCTCCGGAGTGCTCACACTCACCCACACACCTGCGCACCATTGACGTCCTCCCATGGCTTCAGCCGTGGGATTCCCGGTTCCGGTTGTCTCTCCGGCCGAGTGGTTCTCGCCGCCACCATGTGGTGGACTTCCGCGAGCAGCACCAGCGTCGCTGGTGCCATGCCCCAAGCCCTGGGGTATGCCCGGATGCCCGGATCCGGGCGGTACTGCGGTGTCGCTGACTTGGTTCTCGCCACCGACACCACCATTATGGCTCTGGGGTGTGACAGTGTCGGGCCTTGCGGCCCGAACGTCCCTTGACTCACGGCTGAAGCCATGGGCGTGCGGGCCGGTGCGATCAAGCGCCGCCTCCGCAGCCACAGCCGCCTTTCGTCACGGTCCAGACCGTGCCGTCCTCGCCGACCACGCTCTGAGCACGGCGCCCATCGGGAGTCACGACGCTCGCATCCATGGTGGCGACCTCGGTGCCTGCCCGATTGATGATGGCAGCCCTGCCGTCTCGCACTGTCACGGTCACATCCTTGTGTGACCCATTCGGCGTGACGACATTGACCCTCGACACCGCGAGAAGGAATGCTCCTGCCATGCGTCGAATGCTACCGCATCGTTCAGCGCCCGGGGAGCCGCACGCTTGCCCGTCGGGCAGTCGACGCCTTGGGCGCAGGCGGTCGGGCAGTCGACGCCTTGGGCGCAGGCGGTCGCACGTTGCCGGTCGGTGCCGTGGCTGTCGCCGGTCCCTTGCCCAGCTTGGCCAGCGCCTGGCTCATGGCGTCGACCTGATCATCATGTGCCCCTGCGGGGAACGACGCCAGCTCGTCGAGCAGATGGGCAGTCCAGCCCCTACCTGCGAGATGCACATTGCCTGCCTCCGCCGCCGGGACAATGTGCGCCCTGGCACGCACGGACTTATCTCCTCGTGCTGCGTTTGCCACCAGGTTGGACATACCACGACGGCGCAGCGCCTCGACGGCGGCTGCCTCTGCTCTGTTCATGCCGAGTCGTCCGGCCATCTCCTGGGTCACAACGTAATCCGGGCGCGCCTTGCGCAACATGGGCATGACCTCGTCAGCGGACCCGGCTGCCTCGATGACGTGGCGGCGAATCTCTGGGTGCCTAATCGCCAGCAGTGCAATCGCATTGGCGGTCGAGGCATGGTCGTATTGCCCTCGGACCTGGTCGATCAGCCAATAGTCACTGCCCACCCGCACCCACGCCTGACCCACCACGTAGTCACCAGCCTCGCGGTCCTTGAGCTTGAGATCCCATGACGTCAGGCAGTCATCGCCGGGGGCGCTCGGCAAGTCCGACTCCTCGACCCGGAACCATGCCCGCTTGAGCTCGTCGCCCTCCTCCGGTGATGGATTCTGTTGTTCTAGAGCGCTCACCAAGTAGCTGCCCATGGCCTTATGCCGCGCTTTGACCGCGGCCATGGCGAACTTCTCCTCCTCCAACACCTCGCCTGGCGCTCGGCCCAGCGGGTCGCCGGGCACCGCAAGGGTGGGCAGTGACACGACGGTCCACGCCTCACCGGTGTCGTCCTCGGTGCCCTTGATGAGCCGCCCGCTGAGGTCATCCTCATGCCAGCGTGCATGGGCCACGATCACAAATGCGTTGTCGTCGTCGAGGCGATGCGAGAGCGTGCCGCGGTATTGATCCCACACCACCTTGCGCTTGTGCTCGCTGTGCGCCTCCATCCATGACTTCATCGGGTCATCGAGGATGAGCCCCCCGCCATGGCCTGCGCCGAAGCCGATGATGGAACTGTGGATACCTGCCGCCAGAAGCCCGCCCCCCTCGTCGGTTCTGAATCGGTCTTGGCGCTGCTGGTCTGCCTTGAGTTGTGTCCGCAATTCCAGCCGATGCGAGCGCAGCTGATCACGCACGAAGATCGACCCCTCCCGTGCAAGGGTCTGACCATATGTCGTGTAGATCGACCTCGACTCTGGCCGCTTGTCGATGAGCCAAATCAAGCCCCACCACAGAAGATGACTCTTGCCGTACCGTGATCCCAGATTCCAGATCTGGCGCTTGTCACGCCCCTCTGCGGCATCGACGAACTTGGCCGACAAGTAGGCGATGTAGCGCCAGATTCGATACTGCTCATCGAAGTGGTGAGCCATCGATGCAGGGTCCGGCCGCCAT